TTCTTGCTACATATGCTAATAGTGCTACTCAGACAGTTCAAAGTCTATCTGACCACACTGGTGAGTTGTTTACTGCTACTTCAGGTCCAATTGCTACAGGTAACATTGTGTTTCAAAATGCTGCTCCAGTATTTGCAACATTCAATGCAGCCGCAGCAGCTAATGTATCTAATGCGATGCCGTATGAATTAGTTACTATTGCTAGCGCATAATCATGGTAACCGCAACAAGTAAGGCTACTAAAATGCAACCTGAAACTGAGATAGCTATACTTCAGTTCCAAGTTAAGAGCCTCGAAGAAAAAATCGGGGAACTTAAAGTGGATCTGAAGGCACTACATGATATGATTGAATCTAACGCAGAAGAAACTAGAAAAATGTTAAAATCTATGCGTGAGCAAGATGTCAAGGAACATACTGAATTAGCTAACAAAGTATCAGCACTTGAGAAATGGCGATGGATGCTAATGGGGGCCGGTATAGTAATCGGCTCTTTAGGCTTCCCTACATTATCAGCACTGCTAAAATAAAAAAAGAGACTTAGGTCTCTTTTTTTGTAAGTGTCTTTAATTTATCCTGTACTACATCAAAGTTTACTGTACTAAACAACCCGGGATGTAATGGTTTAGGATATTGATTATCTCCTACCCATGCATAACCACAATGTTCTTCATTCAGTATAGGGACAAACTCATCAGGTACTTCACAAAAGAATGTATGATACGTGAATGTATGATTGATGAATTTCTGTATAGGTATTAGTTTTGCTTTGTCTGGAAACATACTAATCTCTTCCGTACACTCTCTAGTGATACCCTCAAACAGTGTTTCGTCATCTTCTATCTTACCACCAGGAATTCCCCAATTACCCGGATTCTTATTGTCAGTACGCAATAGATATAGGTAACGATTTGTTTTATTGCTATAAAAGAAAACGCCTGCGGATGTATTGCTCATACTATGATTTATCACAGTATTAGATGACGATAGAATAATCCCCAGCCTGATACCATCCTTCGTAACTCTTCATCCAAGTGCCATCGACAAAACGATATTGAACATTTGTAGTTAGATTGGTTACATATTCCAATGTTATTGGGGTAGTAGTTAAGCTATTGAAACTGACAAACCAAGCACCATCACTGGTGCTATACTCAATAATATCATTAGCAAACGCTACTAATCCTCCCCAAGCTACTGTGCTATCTCCGGGTGAACCTATATTGTCAACTAACAAATATCTACGACCATTCACGGGTCCGGGTAACCCTGCGTTTGGTCCTGTTAGTTGAGGATTGATAACACCATCAACTGGGTCTAATGTGTTTTGTGGCAGTGTATCTGGATCTATGTTATAGATTAGTAATCTGTCATCATTAGGATTAGGCACAATATTACCTACAATCTCATGGTCCATGAATGGATTTTGTAGCCAAATTTGACTTATACCGGGCCTTATAGTACCGTATACATTTAATACACTTGCCCAATAAACATCAGTGTTGGGATTGGTGGGCAAATCTAAGTTGAAATTACTTGGATCAAATATAACGGCTTGTGGTAATATCTGTAATGTATTACCTAATAATAATATTTTGTATCCATATGGTGTTACTTTTTGCCTTGTACCTACCAATAAATCGTCATCTTGTATATCAGAAAGTACAGTAGAAGTGAATATACTTTGTAATATCTTTTCAACGGTACCAAATTTCTTTAGTTTAGCAGCAGTACTAAGCCATATCGGTAAATAGAATTTCCATGTTAGTACATCGATTGGATTATTTTGTCCTTGTGGGATTTGCCTACTACTAAAAGTCAATCCATCTTGATATACAACACTCAACGATGTCCAATCAACGAAATTGTCTGTACTCTGTATCTCCAATGCCGGATTGAACAATGTACCTAATTGCTCAATCAATTCTAATTTTTGATTATAATTCGTAGTCCAAAAATCAACAGAAATACGCAACGTATATGGAACTGGCATTAATCGATCAACATTAAATGCTTGTCCTTGCGTGGTTTCATAATTTTGTGTTTCGTTATTATAAGCCCGTTGCCTAATACTTTTACTTTCCTGAAATGTAGGATTTTGTGTTCTTTTTTGATCGTATTCTAGTGCAGTAATATAATATGTTATTAACGGGGCGCTTGGCGTATTACTAGCACTATTATTAGCGATGATAGTCGCAGCTTGTCTGCTGCTATCACCATACATAATAGGAACTCTGACTAGTATAGGATTTCCTGAGGGGTCTTTTCCTTTGGTCACTTGCCAATTGCTAAAAATTTTTGCAAACTGTATTAAAAATCTGCGTATCTGATTATCATAAAAAAAATCTGCCATTATATGCTCTTTAAGTTACTGGTGGTAATGTGTCTGGTGTCAACCCTAAAATAGTTGACAATGCTTGCCGTTGAGGTACAAATGTACCGTCCGTAAGTTTTGTTTCGGCTCTATCATTGATGAAACTTGATAATTGTGATTTATTCGCAGCAGTAAATCCAGTTGGAGTTCTTACATCTTGGGAAATTCTAACCCATAATTTACCGTCCCAACGGAATAATAATTGAGGGAAATAATCAATGCGTAAGAAGTAATCTCCGACTTGTGGATTTTGCGGGAAACTTATACCTGCCCCAGTCGGGAATCCATTTGGTGCTTGAGCATCGCCTGTTAAATATCCATATGTGTATCCAAAACTACGAGGACTACTACGTGCAATAAACTGAAACGCCGGATCACAATCTGCTCGCCAATCCATCTCTGTACTAATCGTACCAGTAAAGCCGGGTGCTTCTGGATTAGCATCGGCAGTAGCATATGTATTATCAGCAGTACCGTATGGTCCAGTAATCTGTCCCATTGAATATACTGTTAATATTTTATCCCCACTGACTGGTCCTGAATTAGTATCTGATCTAACTGGTGCAAGAGTCAATACTTCTAAATTAACTGTGTTGAATACATTTAATTTTTCATAACCCATGTCCGCAGTTTGATCCCAAATATTTTTTATAATAGATTTAGAAATCTTAATAACAGGGCTAGCAGTTTTGTATTTTGCATTACGCATCATCATAACAGTCCCCGTCGGTGCAGGTGCACCTGCTGAATCCGTGTTTACTCCTACGGGCGGTGCGGGTTTATTAAGTTGTTTTGATAACACTCCGTCACTAGAGTACACTCCATAAGTAGGAACGACATACAAGTTATTATTATCATACCCTGATTTAGGTAACAGTCTTTCAGCTTCTTGTAATGCTGCGTTATTGATTTCAATGTTCTTATTGTATGTAGCAAGTATGTCTTTAAGATTACTTGCTGTATCTAATTGCCAATATGTGGGGTTAGGTGGAGTAATTCCAATCGGTACATCAATCAATGATTTATAGTTTTTGTCCCCAAACGTAATCACATAACCAGCTGGATACGTTTTATCCTTATCCCATATACCTAAATATGTATCTTGGTCTATCGGAGCACTTAGTATCTGACTAAATTCTTCACTATCAACCAGTGGTTCACACTTTATACGCCATAAGTGCGGGAACCATGTTGGGCTAAATCCTTCACTTGCATAATTAGCATCGGTAATCTGCATGAATCGTTTTAGTGCAGTTGGTATGGTTTCTTTTAATGGATTGTAATCTAATAAATGAGGTAACTCAATAACATCACCAACCATTAATTTACGACCAATCAAATCAATCATATCATTGTAATGTACAGTGATGAATATGATATCATTGTTTAAGAACAAGCCAAATTGACTTAAATCAAAATCCAAATTCTGTACGTTGTAATGACCGCGTAGTCGATAGATATTTGGGTCATATGTTCTGTCACGGTTTTCTAAGAATAACAAGTCTTGTATATTAGTTGGTGCTAATACATCATATTCAGGTTGTGTGTAATCTATGGACGGGCCTTGATTTGTAGGACCCATATACTTGTGGACATATAAATCCGTGGAACCTGCGGTGAACTGTTCTGATATTGTTCTATCAAAAAAGTTGTAATCGTTCGTTTTATTGGGACGCCAAAGTGAGAGCCGGGGCATAATTAATGTACCTTATTACTTATTTATCGTAAATAGACTTGACTGCGTATTACCCAAACAGTTGACAATAAATGGTTATTGTGTTACAATACGTATTCAATTGATATTTTGGAGTTAATCTATGGCTACACGCAAGAATTCGGACGAGCAGTTTGTTAAAGCACTCAATCCCCGTGATGCTGATACAAAATACATGGGTGAAGAACCTTTCTTCCCAATTCAACCCGATGATGGGCAACGATTCTCGGCGCTTGCTAGAAGTTTTACATGGTATAACCGATTCTATACCAAAAAAGATGCAAAAGAATTGATGTGTCAATATCTTGATTACAATAAGCGCACAGATGAAGCCAAACAACTTAGAAAGGTGCATGAAAGCGAATTTCTTCTGACATTGTGCTGGGTCTCACGCATGACTATGCGCGGTCTAGAATTGACTGAGCATGAAGAACTCACATTACAAAATGATATCAAGCGACTGGTAAAGTCACTAACTACCAGTGAAATAAAAACTAGTCAAACTAGTATTATAAAAGAAGAAGTGGTATCAACACGTCCTAACATTCAGGAAGTATTGCGTGAAAAGGCACGTGATGCGGCTGGTGAAATGGAAGGTATGATTGATGATTTTGTGACTACAGGCAAAGCGTCAGAAAAGACAGTTGACATTGTTGCAAAATACAATGTCATGCCACAGCATATCCCGATCATTGTTGAAATCTGGAAGCGCAAGCAAGATGAATTCCAACGTCTAAGCGACGGTGACGAGTCTCTCAAAGAGGGCTATGCGTTTCTAGGTAAGATTCAGATTCGAAACATCCTCAAATTCATTGACGGTGTGCTAGGTGACTTGAACAGCTATATCAGCATCAAGAAAGCAAGCAAGGCTCCACGTAAACGCAAAGCGGTACCTGTCGAAAAAATCGTTGCTAAACTGAAGTACTTGAAGTTGTTCAAGGATGTTGCAGCTAAAATTGATTTAGTTAGTGTGCATCCTACAAAACTGCATGGTGCAAGTGAGGCATGGGTTTACGATACAGGTAAGCGCAAGCTACATCACTATATTGCTGACGAGTACAGCAAGGTGTTTAGTGTCAAGGGTAACACACTACTAGGTTTCGATGCGAACACTAGCGAAATGAAAACACTACG